AAATAGGACCCTCCGCCTATTTCTAAGCGGAGGGTATTTCAAAAAATGTTATACACCTATTGTTTCAAATATTTGAATAATTTCAGATTCATAGTCTTCTGGGTCGGCATCTGCTTCTGCATAGCTCTGAATTTGCAAAATACTTGGTTGCATTTCTCCATTTTCATAGATATACAATCCGTATTCCCCATTGCTATCAACCGAAATTGTTACATTATCAATTCCCTTTTTTTCAAAGGCACTCAACAACGCAGAAACTAAAAGCGCTTCTTTATTCGTATCTGTTCCATCAAATTTACAAGAAACAAGTGCTGTTATTTGATCTTCTTCAATTTCATATCCATATGTAATCTCGCTTCCATCAGAAAGATTTATAACTTGTTTCTCGCTATCCTCTGAATTTTTTCCTTCATCTCCAAAATCTTGAAGGTTAGCGCTCTCCTCATTTTGCACATTTTCTACAGATGGATCTACATTATTCTCACTACCACATGAAGCTAAAGAGGTGGCTATCGCCACAGCAGCTAAAATAGATAAGACTTTCTTCATAACGTTCTCTTCCTCTCTTTCCAATTTAGGAGTTTGCAGTAAAAACAATGTCCTTTCCAGCCCAGAAATTCGGAGTGTAGTGTACTTCAAGCGTCTCCCAATCCGCTGGTGCTTCAAAGGATACGACGCCGTTAAACTTCTTTCCTGCTGCGACAGTCCCATCAAGCTGCGATTTGTCAGACATTGTAAGTCCGCCCAGAGAAAAGTTGATCGCATAATCGTCTGCATACGCTTCAAAACTAAGAGCAGAACTGACCACAATTTCAGAATCAGAGTTGTTCTCAATTTCAAATTCGCAAATAACAAATACGTTTCCATCGGACGGAGCCATATACTCTGTACCGGAAGATGATTCTACTCCAACAAGGGTTACTGCGATATCATCCAATTCAACTTTGTCTCCAACTTCAAACGTTGTGTTTTCCGAATTATTTACAGAAGATCCATCGCCATTTACTTTTTGAGGGGTTGAATTTCCACTTCCGCCAATTGCTGCAATAACAATCAAAAGAACAATAACAATTACAATAATCAGCGGTATTTTAGAACCACCGTTCTTTGCCCCACAGTGTGGGCAAATCTTCGCAGATTTCGCAATATCTGCTCCACATGCTTTACATTTCTTCATCTTCTCCATGTTTGTTCTTCCTCTCTTTCCAATTTAGGGAAAATCCCTGAATCGACTATAGCACAAGAGGAATACAGAATCAATCAAAATATTTACAGTTCCATCAGCGGATAAACCTTCTCCCAAACGTTCATGTGGTAAACGTTAATGGTTCCATAGTTAGCGTCGAAAATCTTTTTTACCCCATAGCCCTGGCGTTGGCTTTCAATCTTGAGCTTCCTCCAATCGAATGCCTTGTGAGATACGCCGTTCATATGTGCTACTCGTTTGATGGAATACCATTCTTTGCTGCGATCCAGCTCGGCTTCCAAAGACTTCCGTTTGTCCTGCTCGTCTTTTAGCGCAGTAAGCAGCTTGATGCCAAACTCCGGAGAATTTATCATTTTGTCGATAGTGTCTGAGGTCATGTAAGTTCCGTGTTTACGGATAGATGGTAATACCTCGCTTGTTACCCATCGGCGGAACTTCTTCGCTCCGGGGAGTTTGCTGGACAATACCAGAGAATAGAGACCGGATTCGTTGATAATGGTCATTTCCTGCTCGCCGCCAGGGGTGTAACATTTCGTTACCCCCTTGTCCTCATCGTCCACGTGGTCAGCCAGGGCTTTGCGTGGGTTGGTGTGCCCCAATGCTTGAGCCACGTCCTTACCAACCAGCCACGGCTCCCCGTCTACTTCTACAGTTCTAATCTGCCCAAACTCGGGATTGTTGAAAATCATTATATCGTTCATGTATATACCGCTCTTTCTAAATTGTTATTTTCACCTTATATGTTGACCCAGGGCAGGGGAGTAAGGTGGCACCTCCCTTTTCGGCCCGTCGACCTATCCCTGGCGTTCAACCAATGTTGTGAGAGACAGCGGGGGCATATCCCGCCATGCATAACCTCTCAAATGGTAGATTCTAAATCAAAATCTCCGCTATCCATATATTCGGTTGTCAAGGTGCAATTTATTGGAATGGATGGAAATTATCCGATCTTCCGGTTTGCTCTGGCCCAGTTCTCAAAGAAAAGGCTCGCCTTCAAGCGCTCATTTTCAATCTGCGTCTCGTCCGGCTCTTTTCCTTTTCGGAACGAATAAGGCTTATCGCTGTATGGATTCGGCTTCGTCCCTTTTTTGGCAAATGCATGAAGCACCGGCGCTGCATCCAGAACCGCTTCATAAATGTACATGCCCTGCAGCCATGCATCCTGATTGATACGTTCCTGCCTTATGCGTTCCGCCGCAAGGTATTGTTCAATGATCCAGACATCGCCGTTCCAGTATTGATCCCAAGTCATTCCAATGGAAAGATAATAGGGACATTCCCGTTCAAACAGTTCCGACAGCGAAATTACATTTCCACTGTCACATTGGAGTTTTTTGCCAATTCCTCGTCTGTGATAACGCGATGGGCATATGCAGTCTGGTTATAGAGCTGCATCAGGCGTTCCATCATGGCAACAGTCATGCCGCCGATGGAATCCAAAAGCTTGTCGCTTTGTGTCCGGGCAATGAATTTGTGATTCTTGCGCAGTGCATAGAAAAACAGCTCCGGAACTTTTGTGTTCGGGAATGCAATTACATCTTCCGCCTTAAAGCCGCGCTGCTCTGCAAAGGCGACACTTTCCCTGGAAAAGTCCAGCTCATAAACATCCCCGTCCACGGTAATCCGGATCGGGTTTACGCGTTCTTCATTCATTTTGCTCATGGCTCAAAACTCCTTTTCACGATGTATTAGACCTCTGAAAGCTTTGCGTCCCAAACAGGGGCATTGGTCGGCGTAATATAGGCCGTCGCTTCCAGCACATTGTTGACCTCCATACCGGGAAGTCCAAGCGGCGTAGGCTGGCCTGTAAAGAACAGATCTTTCGCAAGACCGGGCACATCAATACAGAACCACATTGCCTTCCCCTCTCCGGCCGCTTCGTCATACGCCTCAACCATAGTGCTCCATGCGGCAAGACTGTCTTTTGTCAAGTTGATTGTGAAGCCCAACGCGCCGCCAAGATCTTTTAGGCCAGCAATGTAGGTTTTGTATTCCGTTTCTTTCAGGTTGGTTGTTTCCAGCGTATCCGGTTCAGGGTTCATTTCTGGGATTGCTTTCAGTTCCGGGACCTCAGTATAGCCTGTCGTAGGACGGGTGCCAGAGGTCGCTTCCACGGCGTACTTCATAGTTACGCCGGCAGTGCTCAGTTGAATGCTCATTTTAATTTCCTCCTTTAGATGGTTGGGAGGCACTTGGCACTATGGCACTTGGCACTGTCAGCCCACTCAATTTGTATAGATTCTATACTCTTTATCGACAACGGCTTGATACCGTGCGACAATACGGTAAATGGTGGCATCATTCAAATTTGCCACCGGGTTCATCAAAATACGTGTAAAGTTCAGTTTGGAAAACTCTTCATCCACAGTTTGCAGCAGCTCTTTCGCTTCCATTTTTCCATACCCGACTTTGTTGCTGTAAATATTTACTTCATACAGAACCGTTGCTGCATTCTCGATGTTTCTGGTACGCATTTTCTGCAGCACAGTATTGGAAGCCTCTGCAATGGTCACAGATGGGAACTTCGCCGGTGAGTCCGTATACTCTCCTGTGACATATGCACCGTAGCGCTCTCGAAGGACCGTGGCGATTCTTGAAAAGATAAAGCTCTCAATATCAATCGTCGTCAATCACCTCTTTTGCAACATACGGTATGCTCTCCCGCAGAATTTGCGCAGTATCATACATATACGGGCGGCTTGGCATGCCCTTTGTCCAATGCCATTCTCCGTCATCCCCAAGATACCACCAACCGGATTCCCCGTGGTTGTTGACATCGTACTTCCACCCCGAAAGGCCGGGATTCGGATGCTGGCTTCCCTTTCCCATGACTCCAGTCCCAAATTCTACGAAAGCGCTGTGCGGAGCTGTAGCGGCAATTTCGCCGGTCTTTCCAAATGTTCTCCCTACAATCCCATTGACCAGCGCACCGGAATCATAGGCATTCATGTACATAGCAAATTCCTTCGCCTGCTCTGTACCGGATTCTGTCAGAGTTTGCACAATCGTTTCATCCGCATCGGAAACCTTTTTCCGATATCCCTCTAACCGGTCAAGAGCTTTGGACAGGGAATCCGCGCTTAGATCGATCTTGATTTGCAACAAAACTCACCGCTTTCATTGCCTGCTGCTGCTCTTTTTCATAGGTGCTGACGTCAACTTCCTGTATGGCAAATTGCAGGGAGTTTTTCCACGCAGCTCGTTTCTTGACGCGGTAGTTATACGCACCTTCCGGATCTGCTCCGTCTATCCACAAGACCGAGTTTTCATTGATCTCGCACCCTGTGTCCGCAGTAGTCATCGTTCGGTCATAATCTGTTTGCGTGCCAAACTGGTTTACTTCGGAACTCCCTTTATTGGGAGAAACACAAAGGTAAGCTTTCTTTTGTGAAGTATAAAGCGGGACAAAATTTCCGGTTACATTCCCGTACTGATCCTCAATCTCTACCTGCCCAATATAGTTCTTGTAATAGACAGGGCTCAAATTCGCGCGTAGATTTCTCATATCACCGCACCATTCCTACAACAGGAGTAACCTCCTGCAGCAATTCCTCTGGTATTCCTTCCGACGCCCATCCACGGTCTACACCATTTTCGTTGTGGCTGGTCTGATAATCCGCCCCAAGCTTGTTATAGGCCGCCAGTGCAATCCGTACCTGCAGGTCGCTGTAGCGAGGCTCCAATGTTTCCGGGTATTCTCCATAAGGGAACCGACGTGCCAAAATCGCATGTTTAGCGCTCTCCAAAAGCTCTTGAAGCAGCTCTTCATCGGATTCATTGGTGCGCAGTTTCAGCCTTTCCAGATTCTCCATGATTCACCTTCCTCGGTCTTCCTGCTTTTCTTGGGGCAGCAGGAGGCGGCGAAGGTTCATGGAGTACTGTCCCATGCTTTTGCATTGTATCCGCGTCTTCGTCCCTGATCTGGAACGGAGAACCAGCCTCATAAAAACGGCCGTTATAGCACACGCGGTAATTCGAAATAAACTTCATGCCGCCTCCTGTTTTTACTCAAACGAAGCTCCGTCAAAACGGAAAATCACAACGCTCTTCCCATCCACCAGGACTTCAAAAGTATCCGTTTTCGTCACACGGAAAATAATGTCCGGATCAAAGGTAATGTCCTGCTTTGTAGGCGAACCGTTCTTTTTGAATGTCATCTTGCTTCCAGTCTTTGTCAGGTGGAACGGGAAGTAATATCCATCCTGTTCATCCGGTTCCGAACTGAACTCTGTGTATCCTGTCACATGATGGAATGTACCAGAGACTGAACCGTCTGCCTTGACCATCAGATCATTGCCTACCAGGTCGGACACCTGCTTCCCCAATAGGGTCTGACTGCCGGGGAACAGCGTCAGAATGTCAGACCCGATTATTCCCCCAGGACGTTAAGTACTGCCACTTCGTCCATGCGCTCAAAGGAAGGCAAGACAATTTCGGATGCAAAGGTATTGATGTTTACGGGGTGCTCCTGCAGAACGCGGGTAATGGCAACTCCGGTATTTACAATGGAAACCTCTGCACTGGACGCTCCGCGCAGATCCGCCTCTTCCGGCGTAGTGCCATACCATGTTCCGCCAAGCGTTCCGTCAGGGATCAGGCAGACATAGCCGTTTGGCACAAACGAATGCGCAACCTTGCTCTCGTCCCGATACTGCTTATCGTAAATTGCAATCCGCAAACCAGAAGTAGACTCCACAACCGCCTTTACTTCGTTTTCAGTCAGATATCCAAGAGACATGCCGTTGGTAGTCAGATAACGGTTCTTTACAGCATCCGTTTTGGACAACAGATTGAAGGTATAGGAGTTCATGATGGCTACAGTCAGCTCAGTGCCGGTTTTTGCACGGATTGCATCCTTAACCGCTTTGAACGCCGCAAAGGGATCTGCTGTTGCCGGCTTGTCCCAAGTTGCAGTACTGGTCAGAGCAGTGTAGTTGGTTGTTTTCCAGGAACCATCCGTATCGTATTTGTAGGTGTAATCCATCCCGTTTGCCTTGATCGCAATGCCAACATCGCCGCCCTCCGGGAAAAGCAGCTGCATAATCATCCGCTCAGGGACAACATTCGCGCCATCAATCAAATCACGAGTATCGTCAAACACACGGGCGATCACCTCAGCAGCATACGGGTCGGTAGACTCCTGCACTCGAAGCATCTCCTGCCGATCCTTCTCTTTGATCTTGTAACCCTCGCGGAAGAAGGGCATTTCCGTCTCCAGTTTCTCAAAGCCAATCCGATCCCGGAAGGTAGCCTTAGCATCAAAAGCGGAAGGCATCAGAGACACAGGCAGGCCACGGGAACCTTTGAGCCAGGACAGATCAAGGCCAGCCTTCTTGCGGGCAGGAAACAGGGTAGCGCCCAGATAGGGAATCTGGTTGGAAGCAACCTCCGTCCAGTTCGCCGCAATCGCAGCAGGTGTAAAAACTTCTCTCAAATCCATTATGTTCGCCTCCTTACTCGTTCACGCCGATGTTGTCCCGCAGGATAATCCCGGGCACTGCAAATGTCGTATCCAATGTTACACCAGAATGCTCCTGAGCTTTTGCCTTGTCTACAACGCCCTGAACCAGCAGCGCTCCGTTCGGATTCTCTGTCGGATCTACATCGTACAGGAGCATACCTGCAGCAGTAGCATAAGACGTGGATGCAATCTTTTTCCCAGCAGAAGTCATCGGCGTTCCAGCCTTAACAGTCGATGTTTCATCTACTTTAATAGGAATTGCCACAAAATCGTCAGCGGCCAAAATTTCTACAGTGCCGCCAACAGAAGTCTTGGAAAACTTCATCTGTTTCTCTCCTTTTCATCAAAAATAGTGTTTCAAACCTTCGTTTGCATTTTTGAGGGCGTCGGCTCGCTGTTTACCCAAATTTTTGGCAAACTCCACGGCCTTGTCCTCCTCATCATTCCCACCACCAGATCCAGAAGGCTTGGGGTCATGCTTCACCAGATCAGCCCGCAGTTTCTTTTCATAGGCTGCGTTGGCTTTCTGCTGGTTGGCAAAAACAAGCTCCATATCGCCGTCAAACAGCGCCTCTGCTGTCTCACGGGCCAGCTTCTCGTCATAGCCCGGCATGGCGATATAGCGGGCGGTGTGCTCGGCAATAGTGGACTTGCGCAGCAGTTCGGTGTACTTGTCCTCCAGCGCCTTGCGGTCTGCATCGGCTTGGGCCTTGGCCGCCTCGTCTTCAGACAGTTTCCCTTTGAGAGTCTTCTTGGCTTCTGCCAATTCAGAACTCACCTTGTCGAACTGCGACTTCTGGATATACCCGGACAAATCAACCTTCTCCGGGACTTCCACTTTGAGTAGGGCTTCCACTTTCTGCTCGGCGGTCATGCCGTCAAAGCCTTCAATAGTGCTGGTGTCGATGTTCATAAAAAATCTCCTTTGCGCTTTTGTGTCGGGCATCTCCGCCCCGTTTTTGCGTTTGTCAGGTTCTCTCCTGTTTGCGAGATTTGTACCGCCCCTTCTCTGGGGCCATATTCAAACGGCCGAGCCGCTTAAACTTTCAGAACAATATTGATTGCTTCTCTGTATGTCTCGCAGAAAATATCAGTTACGCCGATAATTTCTCTATCCGCATACTTTGCTTGCCATCCTTCGCCGCCAACAATCTGCCACTCCATACCAACCTCTGCCTCACCGTCAGTTAGCATTTTGTGGCCGCCATTAAACGGCTCCCACAGGCGGATAAGAGTGTTTCTGCACACAAACTTTTTGATAAATTCTTTCAGCGTCATGTGACCTCCTATTTCGCCGGACTATACCAACAGCGACAGCCGGGATGGGGTTTAGGCGGAATACTGCGAATAGGATATATCTTCCCGTCCCGCTCCTTGCAGGTTTCGCACTCACGCCCATCAAGTACAGCGTTCCAATTGACCCGCTTGACCCCGCTGTCCTGATAGGCTTTAAGCGTCGCTTGGTCTGTTACTTCATCTGCAAACCAGCCCGTCATTTGGCTCCAATAGGCAAGGCCCCGGCGGAACTCCGTGACTTTGGCAGTAGACGAATTGATAGCCTCCGCCGTCCTGTCTCGCTTTCGCTCCCATTCGTTGGAATACTGGTACTTCATCACAGCGTTGTACGCTGCCAGCAATGCCAGCAGCCACGCTAAATCAGGCGGTTCCTCTCCATGCGGTTCGGACGCCTGATACTGCTCTTGCGCCAGTTCAAGAAAGACATCTTGGCTGTCCTTGCGCAGTTGGTCATATAGCGTTCGTGTAACTTCCAGCACATTGAGTTCATCAAACCCGTTCTGCGCCGCTTCATCTTTGGCGTCCTCAAACCGCTTGACCGCCCTCCTGTTCAAAAGGTCGATAGCTTTGTCGGTAAGGTCATAAGGGTTTTTGTTTTCCAAACAGTTCATCCCCTATGCGGTTATATTCATCGAGAATTGCATCAAAAGCGGTATCCCATTCCGGGCCGTGTCCAGCGTCATATCCAACGGCTACATGTGCAAGTTCGTGTGCAAAAATTTCTGTTGCGTTTTCAATGTCCACATTCGGATCTACTAAAACTTGAATTTCTCCATCATCGTAGAAATTTGTGAGACCATATGCCTTATCTCCGTCATCTGCTTCCAGGTCTGCTTCGAAATAGCATTCACACTTTTTTCCTGGATAAATGTTTTGAAACGCTTGATATACCATGCTGAAGGGATCATTCAGAAACGGGGTCTTCCGCATCTGCATTGTTTGTTCCTCCATTCCTATCTGCCATCAGTTCATCCCGCAGGCTCCGCTCCATCTTTTTCTGCTGTTCCTCGGCATATTCTATACTGATCCTGTATGCGTCCTCGGGGTCGCTGAATAGCCCGCTGTACTGGAACGCCAGCTTCGGATGGATCTTGCTGTTGTTCAGCATCTCCGCCAGAACCTGAGCCTTAGACTGAATGTTAGACAGGTTTTTCCGAGTGAACTCCGGCTTGATGTCGGACAACTGCAAGCCTAAATCGCCAGTCTCCCGGCAGATATACAGCACCAGCCGAAGAAACTCCCGCTCTGACCGCTCCCATGTCTTTTCCGTGTCCTTAGCCCGGCTCTCAGCAGCAGACCAGCCGTCCCGGTAAATGACCGCCTGACCGGTGTCGCTTGTAGAGGAACCGCCGTTCCGGTTCGGCATCCCGCAGATGGTTAGATAGGCGTCTTCCAAATCGTCCACAACAGTCTGCGTGTTGGCCTGATTCAGCTCAGAGGCAATGCGGTAGACTTTGGCTTCCATACCAGGAACACCCTTAATTTCAATCGCCATGCCTCCAGAAGCAAGGGATCTGTATGCGTTCTTGTCAATTTCGCAATTCTGGAACACATCAAAAGCGTTCACGAAATCCTGGATACTGTCCAGCCGGTTAGACTCAATCATATTGATGGCGTTCAGGATAGGGATGACCGGCTCAAAGGCCCCCATTCGTGCATCGTTGTTCACATACTCCACAATGGGGATGTATGGTATGGTGCGGGTCTCTTGCTTCGTGATCTTACCGTTCTGTACCTCGAAGTACCACTCCGGGGTATATACACAAAAATAAGGCTGACACTCTTCGTCTACTTGTTCTATCACACCCGCGACCTTTTTCTGCCCGATTCCGCTGTGATAGATGCAGAACGCAGCCCTCGGATCAAGGGTGTAAATGGATACAGGGGAACCATCTCCCTCTCCTGCTTCATCAGGGAGAACCATACGTACCGCCACACCGCAAATGTGCATCCAGTCTGCCAGTTCCTTATCGAGAGTGTCTTTGCTCTCGGCCCGCATATACTCATTAAGTGTGTTCACACTGGCGGAAATATCATCCTCTCCGCCGTTGGATACATAGCGGATAGGGCCATCCAGCAGATAGGCCGTCTTGAAGGTCACGATCTCGTTCGCCCGGTTAATCATCACCTTGTTGTTAATCTCCGGGCGGACGATTTTATCTTTCAGGCGGATGTCCTGTTTCCCTCTGTAATAGTCATACAGGTAGGCTGTTTCTACCCTGTTGATACGATGCACTGCCAGCGCTTTTCCCAGCACATCCACCACATTTTCCGGGGTGACTCGCTTTTTCGCGGTGTAGATTTTACTCCGCCCCGTCAAACCATTGACCGGCCACTTAGATATAGCTCGAACAGTATCGTTTTCAGTCACCTTGCCACCTCCAAACAAACAAAAAAGCGCCAACAAGAATCCGGGAAATGAATCTCGGAAACTCATTGGCACTTGGCACTGTTAGCTCCATCAAGGGAGAGGCACTTGGCACTGGTTTATTTCAGTTTTCCTCAAAGGAAGAACTATTTTTATGTTTTTATGACATCCTTTGCAATATGGATAAACAGTTCCATTTGCATCGTCTTCTACTTCCATAAGCTTTCTTCGGATACCGGCGGCGGCACATATGGGGCAAAAAACATTTACCTTCAATCAACCGCCCACCTTTCCTGAAAATTTGGAGCAGCGCACGGGTCTTGAACCCGTACCATCAGCGTTGAAAGCTGGTATGCGCCAATTACACCAGCGCTGCAGATAGCCCTCGTAACAGGGCTATGTTGTGTGATTATCAGGATTTGCACACCGTCCTATACGTGCGCCATTTGTTTTCTCCCACTATACAGCGCAAGATACAATGGGAAAAGTGTCTATTCCACAGCCAGCAAACAAGATTGGTTTATTTCCGCTTTCGCGGATTTGTGGCACGGGGTGGGCTTGAACCGCCTTGTGCTCCCATCTGAGAGCCTATGCCCATCCATTCGGACATCCGTACCGTATTTGGGCCTCCGGCGCTGTGCCGTCGGCCCGCTTACTCTCTCCCGAAATACTATATCTTGTATTTCTTTTTTAATTATACCACAATATACTGTGTTTGTAAACCAATTTATGAGAAAAAACACAAGATACTTTTTAAAATGGGCGCTTAAATACCGAAACTTTGTTCCCTTCTAGTTGCTGGGCATACTCGGCAAAAAGGCTCCACGCATCTGGTACTATTTCTTTTGTTTTCTCCTCGGCCCTTTTTCTTCATGAATTGGCTCCGATAAGGCCCGTTCTTCGCTCCATCCGCTTTTTAGCCTTGCCCGAACAGTTCCATACGGTAGTCCATGATCTCTGCACTTTTGAGCTAAACAATTCTTTTTGTCAATAAATGGTGTATTAAGGGCATCTTCAACGCTCATTCCATAGCGAGTAATGCGAAGGTGAACCGCCTGATATGGAAGGTTCATCCTTCGGCATGCCTCTTTCAGCGTCACTTCTTCCCCATCAATTTCCACCATTCTAAGATTTCTTTTGTTTCTCGCTTGCTCTTCTCTGGTTATCCAGCAACAATTTTCTGGACAATAATTCCCGTTGACATTTACTCGCTCAATAGTAAGTCCGTCTTTATACCCACTTTCAATTGCCCATTCATAAAATCGCTGAAAATCATTGACCCATTCATCGCAAATGCAAATACCTCTTCCTCCATAATTTTTATATGCAGGAGAATGCGGATTTTTACAGCGTTCCTTTATATGGCACCAAACCCCATAGAGCTTCGTATTTGTTTTCCCATGTGTTATTCTGCTTTCTCCCAAATTGTGAATATTTTGCTCTTCTTTTAAACACCCACAAGAAGCTGTTTGTCCAGACTTAACGCTCCTTGGCCGAACTCCATAAATAATATTTCCGCAATCACACTTACAATCCCATGCCCATGCGTGATTTTCTCCATTTTCTACTCTTCTAAATCCAATCACAGTAAGCCGTCCAAACTTTTTTCCACACCATTCTGGATTATTGTTTATTTCTCGCACTCTCAATCACCCTTTTTAATCATTATAGCATAATTAAAAGGTTTAGTCAATCAAAATGGACGCCTAAATACTTCCGCTTTCCCCCAAGTTAAGTTGCGAATTTCGTTTTCCAGAAGCGAAAGGCCGTCTGGTGAATCGTCGTGCTTCACCTTGCCCGTCCGGGTATATGTCACCAATTCACGCATCATCTGTCCGTACTGATCGGATGATTTATATAGAGACTTGTCCTTGAAGTAGAAGTGCTTCAAAATTCCATCAGAGGCCATTTCAATGCGGGTCTGCTTGTTGCTGATAGTGCGCCGTGTCCTTATGCTCACGCGGCCACCCATTTTCTTAACCAATTCCTCAACATCGCGGGCGAAATAGGTTCCGGCGTTGTTGCTCTCAAAGGTTGCCACCGACACTTTATGATCTACCAACTTCTTAGCGCACTGCGGTTTTGTGACCTCCGGGGTACTGTTATCAAACACGCAATCCTCAATAAACACATCCTCACCGTAGATATACGCAATGGGCATCATTACGCTGTCTCCGCCTCCCTCTGCGGTGTCACATACAGAAATGATTGCGTCCGGCTCCTGATCTACCGGCAATTCAAAATAGCGGTTTAATTCGTTCTCCGGGAACAGCAACCCTTTTGCCTCAAATGGCTCCTGTTGAAACTGACTGGCCCACTGAACAGGTGTCACCAGTTCACGCTCATGTTGGTAATATTCCGTCGTAAACGCTGGTTTCCCATTCAAGATAATCTCAAAATTGCTTTCGTCAGTAATTGGGTCAAGAGCCGGAATTTCAACAACTTTTGTGCGCCACCCCATTGTAGGTGCAATTTCCTGTAAGCGGCCCAAGGGGTCATACAGACTGTACCGTGTGCCCTGCGCTACAATCGGGCACCCTTCCAAACGACGGCCCAGCAAATCGCCGCGCACTTTATCCCACAATGTGTCAAGGCGGTTTCTGTTATTGGCCTCCAATTCATCAGAAACAAGATCATCCAGGTACATTACACCTTCCGGTGTAGACTCCGTTGAGCCAGTCAACGCACCGTCAATGCTCCGGCAAGTGATAGTGGCAAACCGCTTTTTCTTTTCGAGGTGGATGGTTTTTTCATCCGCATTTGTAGCCGCAAGTCTCGCTTTTGGGAACACATCGTAGTACAGATACTCTTCCGGCTTTTGCAGAATATCTAAGCATCCGGTATAGAATGACTTTACCAGGTCATTCCCAGCGCCGGAACAGATAGAAGATCCTCCGGGATGTTGACCTGCGCGAAACAGAACAAACATCAATCCGAGTGTGGTCTTCCCTGTCCTCTTAGGCTGGCTAACCGTCAGCAAATCCAACTCCCCGTCCGCTACCTGCTGGAACGCATTTACAATGGGGAGAAGGACTTTTCTGCGTGGCATATAGAACCGTTTATCGTTTGGTCTGTTCCACTCAATGTATCGCAAAAAAGCATCAAAATCATACGGAGCATCAAACAGCAGACTTCGCTTATTCAGATCAAACATCTTGAAGCTGTTCTGCTCTTTGGCATATTTGGCCGAAAGCCGACGTATTTCTTTGTTCCGCTCGTGGGCTAATTTGAAATCTTCTGGCTCCAACAAACGAAGGCTGTCAAAAGCGTCATTCAACGCAGACGGATCTGATAAATCCCGTCGGAACGCCCTTTCAACCAACTCCCGAATTTCCATAAAAAAAGCGCCTCCTATCCCGTAAGATAAAAGGCACTTGGCACTATTATTCCGCTATGCGGTGGCACTTGGCACTAACAAAT